AGTCTTATCTGTGTTGTCAACCAGCTTCTTCTGAACTACGCCGTTAGGTAGTACTACAGAAACAGCCCCACTTTTGGTTAGTACTTTAAAAGTTCTATCCCCAATTGGATCATCTAATGTTTGTGTTGGTACATCTGCTACAAGGTCAATATCTGAAGTTTGATGTTGGTTACAGGTAGGGCATTGAATGTTAAGAGAAAGTGTTTCTCCAAACGTTGCACGTCTAATACCAATCAAGATTGCGTCTCGGTCTCCCGATAACAGACTGTCTATAGACTCTTTAGTAACTTCTTCATTTCCAAGCTTTACAAGGCCTCGTTGTAGAAGTACGTTAAATGCTTTTGCGGAAGATCCCGCTTTTGCAATTACTTCTTCATCCATTCCGTTAAGCTCTTTAACTTCAGCTGTGCGGATGACCTCACCAGTTTTGCTGATGAGGCCACCCGGCAACTGTACTTCTGACTCTGAAGGTGCCAGCGTCTTAATAACCGCTTCTGGCTCCGCCATCGCTTGTGCTGCAAATTGTGATACAAGTTCTGCATCGGTAATGATGTTAGCCACGAATTGTGCTCCTTAAGTAGGTTTAGTCGGTTAGTGTACGGCCAGTAGGCTTGTAGTTGTCTTCAGTAAAGAATACTGAAAGACCCTCATGCACTAGCTGCATTGATTCAAATAGAAGTGCTCCATCGTTTGCGTTTAGATCTGTGTAGTTTAGACCAGTAATCCATGCATTGTGAACACGGAAACCCATTTTAGGAGTATTCGTGTTGTTAGGGTTTGCATTTGGGTGGTCCATAACATAGATATCGATATTTACGCGGAAGCTCTTTCCAGCTGCTACAGCAAGACCATCACCAGATGCAGCGGCAAATAGCCCACGCATCCATGTGATCGCTTGGTCATTACCGTCAAGCACACCGCGTTGCAGTGTGATTGGGCTGAATGTTGTCATTCCTGGTACCTGGTGAACAGTGGTGTTGTAACCACCTTCGCGGTACTGGATAGCCTGTGTTGTGATGTTAAGACCGCTAATGTTTGTAAATCCGCCGGTCCAACCTGTTGTGATTTTTTCGTTAAATGCTGCTCCGCCAACTGCTGTAAATTCTGCGTAGAATCTAAAACTGCGTAGAGGATCAGTCGCAATGGTTGAAAAGCGATTTACGATACTACTTGGTGTTGTTGCCATTTTTAGTTATCTCCTTTACGCAACAGTAACGGTGGTTCCACCGTCAAACTGACCAATTTTGATGATTACGAATTCAGCTGGACGCTGAAGAGCTACACCAACTTCGATATTGACTTGGCCATTATCGATTGATGCTTGTGGGTTGTTAGTTGAGTCTACTTTGACAAAGAATGCAGCTGAAGGAGTTGCGCCAGCAAGGCCACCTTGCCCCCAGAAACTTGTCAAGAAACTGCTAACAGTTGCTTCGAGACGGCGCCACAAAGCCGGATCATTTGGCTCAAAGATTGCAAACTCGGTAAGGTCTGTAAGAGCCTTACGCAAGTAGATCAATGTGCGGCGTACAGGTACGTACTTGTCGATGTAACCTGGCTTAAGGGTCTTAGATCCCATAACTACAATACCTGTTCCTGATACAAACTTAATTGCATTTACAGGAGCAGCAGAGGCGTTAAGTAAATCTAGCTCAGCATTTGTTAAGACTGGAACAGAAACCGCGCCAGCTAAACGTGCTTGAAGGCCCGCTGGTGCTTTAAACACTCCGCGGGAGGCATCAGTTGATGAGTAAAGACCTACAACCGCTGCGCCAGCGCCAACCCTTACAGTTGCGTTTGTTGCTCCACCAACACCCACTGTTGGATCTGAGATAAAGATTTCTGGGTAGTAAACAGCTGCATATGAGCTTGCTGTGTAAGAGGCTGCTCTAGTTAGCTGGTTAGCTACAGTGTCGTTCATTCCGTCAATTACAACAAACACATCTTCTCGCGAAGCTGCGTACGCAATTGCTGCGTTTATTGTTGCTGCGGTTACATACCCTGGCACGTTCAAAATTAAAGACTGATTAATTGTGTCAAGCATAGAGTATGAGGTGATAGCTGTAACAGCTGTTCCATTTGTTCCAGCAGAAAGAGCTTGGTTTGGAGTAACTGTTGAAGGGTTACGTGTAGCTCCTGTACTTGCTGAACCAAGATCTGCAGCTACTACATAAGACGAGCCAGCGTTGATTACTGAAACAGCATAGCGAGCGTTTGAGGCTGTCATTGAAAGGTCTGTAAACTTTTCAACAATAAATGCATCAGTGCTTCCACCGTAGTAGATAGTTGCATCAAACAAACCTGTTGTTGTAGCTGCACTAAAGGTTACGTTGATTGAGTTACCCCAAGTACCCTCGTTTGCAGCAGTGAGCGATAGCGTTGGAATTGGTGTTCCCGCTGTGTCGTTGAAGCTACGTGTTGCTTTTACAGCACTTGTCGCTACTCGAGTAACGTAGCAGCGGCTTCCACCGTTTGAAAAGAACATGTAAACAGCAATTGGCAAGTTGTTAGGTGCTGATGTGTTCCATGTTCCAAACTTGGTTGTGTAGTCACTCCATGAAGTAACTAGCGTAGGTGTGGTTGGACCACGATCGTTAGATCCAATAAAGGCTCCAATTGAGTCTGAATTAGGTCCAACTGTTGATTGAACAGGGTTTAACGTTTCCTGAACGTACACCCCAGGGCGGTCAAATGACATTAAATTATCTCCTTAAGTTTTAACGTAGGTAACATGTTTTACACCTTTTGGTATACAGATGGGATATTCGTAGTAGTAGTGTTAATTTCCACTGTTTGTACAATCTTAGCTGAAACAGCACCAGCAGCAGCTGGCGTCATTTCGCTAATTACTCGCAGTGTCCAAACGTTGCGGAGAGTTCTACGGTTTCCCGTTTCTCCCTCAACAGCGTCTCTTTTTACAAATCCATCAAGGAACATAGAGCGATAGCCTGTTTGCGTACCCAGTTCATTAGGCACAGCTAGCTTTCCGTACTTTGATGGAAACTTATTCATCAATTGGTACAACACCGCACGGTCATGGCGGGGATGACGTGTGTATGAAGTTACTTGATAGATTAAATCGTAAGCAACAGGGGTTTCGTATGAGTAGACAACCCCATTAACTGGTGCGCGAGTTCCTCGGAAGTCATTGTCTGTAAAACGACCTTGGTGCTGACGATCGTTAGCTGGAACAATATCTACAAGGTCTACAGTGATAAATGGAAACTCTTGAGAGCGCACTTCAACATCTGGGTAGCCAAACCACACCTTGACTGGGCGGGAGGCGGATTTTTCATCAGATACAGTGACACCTGCAAGGTGGGTCTTAAGGGCTAAGTCCTCAGCAACAATAAAGGGGTTACCCACCAAAGACCCCCTCTAGTTCAAGTAAGTTACTAACTGAGCGGTTTGCTAATACAGACTTAAGGGTGTCTCCGCTGCGGTAAATAAAAGATCGTATTACAGAGTTAGGTGCGTCTTTGCCGGTCCCATACTCTAGATTGTCAACAACTGTAGACATCTCTTTTGGGTAATCTACAGTTAGGTTTTCTCCGTCAAATGAAACTGACAGCGCGTTAATTACAGAAGATGGCCACCCAGAAGCTTTAGCGGCAGCCTTAAGATCAGAGGTTAGCTCTGGAATTAAGTAATAAGCGGCGTCAGCTACAACCGCATCTAATTCACTTGTTGCCGGCACTCTTAATAACTTTCCGTGCTATACCTGCTGCCAATATGCCTAACCAGAGCCTGTCGCTTTCCTTTTGCCCAGGAATGTTCTCAGCAATAGCTTTAGCAAAAGCTACGTCATCTGGTTTGTCTATGTTAGACATGGCAATCTCCTAAGGGAGTAGGGCAAGGTACAACGCACGGTAAAGCTTTGAATCCGCATGAATTCAGTTATAGCATAAAGCAAAAACCCCGCTTTCGCGGGGCTTAAGCTTTACTTCTTTTTGGCCGGGGCTGCTTTCTTTGGGGCATCTGATCCGAAGTGAACAGTCTTAGTCACAATCTTTTTTACAGGCATTCCAGGAGAGGCCATAGGAGGCTTGGCTGCTTTGGCGGCGTTAACATTCTTGTTAACTTTGTCCATAGTTCCTTTAGGCAATGATTTCACTTTTTACCTGTTTTCTTCTCTCTCTTGTCTTCGGCTTTTTCGCCCTTCTTGCCCTCTTTGGCTTCATGGCGCTTTTCCATAGACTTAATCTTCTTTACGTTAGCAACGTCCATTTTGCGGTCGTCTTCTTGAGACTTAGGCTTACGGTGTTGCTTGTCCATCTTTTCAAACTTTGCCTTCTGCTCTTTGTCAAGACCTTTCATGGTTTTGGCATCCTGCTTCTTATCTGAGGCTTTTGTGTACTTAGACATTACATGCCCTTCTTTCTAGGCATAGATGCCTTCTTAGCCTTTGCAGGCACAGCTTTTTTGGCAGCAAACTTCTTGTTCGCTGCTTGCACTGTCTTCATCCCGTGCTTGTTCTTTGGTTGGCCACAGCCGCAAGTCGCGCACATTACTTCTTCTTCTTACGTAGGGCAGCGAAGTCAGATCCTTCTAGCTTGCCGTCTTTGTCTACATCAAGCTTCTTCTGCTTTGGTGACATTTTCTTCGCAGTCTTCTTTGGGCCCTTGCCAAAACCTGGCTCGCCCTTTTTCTTACCGCATCCACATGCTGCACACATTATTTTTTACCAGCCTTCTTTGTAGTAGGTTTTGCAACTTTTTTCTTACCGGAGCCTGCAGGTACGCAGTTCGGGACTTTTTTGCCATTCTTCATCTTCATGCCTACTTGAACGTAGCCATCCCAACAAGGGTTAGTATCTTTAGCCATTAGCCCGTAACCTTAGAGTAGAGAACTGTGACAGCGTGATTAGCTGTTCCCGCTGAAGATATAGCATAAAGTTGATCTCCAGCATTTAAGTCAATTCTGTAGTTAGTGTTCTTTACTACAGTAAGTCCTTTATTAGCACCAGACACGGAAAGCGTATTATCTCCAATAAAGATTGAAGAGTTGTCGTCATTGACCACAGCTACAGTAGTAGTAGGGTTTCCTGCTGGGATTGTTGCAATTAAAGTAGCGGTAGTGCCTACAGTAAAAGTATCGTGTACAACTGCCATTGTCTCTCCTTAAGAAGCGTATGTCTGGAACTGAGGGTCATTGACCATTTCTTCAGGCATAACCTGGATACAGTCAACAGACAGGATTGTAAATCTATCCGCAATAATACCGCGTTCTTGGATTGAGAATGGGCGATATACCTGACCCCGCCAGACCACACGGTCGCGGTTGTTTGTGTCGGGACGCAAAGTGATGTTTGGAGCGTACTTGGCAACATCTTCAATGTTGAAGGTGAGGTGCAAGGTATCAGCGTTGTAGTAACCGACCGCGGAGGTAGGTGCCTGACCTTGGTCAATTACAGCTCTGACTACTGGGATAGTAAATGGACCTGTCCAACGCTTTCCGCCAAGTGTGCCTGTGATGTTTTGACCTACATCGTAGATGGGATCTAAAACAGTAGTGGCAGAGTCGTAGATGTACCACAGCGCGGAGGTACCCACAGGGTTCTTAAGATCAGTATCAACGCCTACTAGTAGGTCATCGGTTTCAAAGTCAGCGTCGAAACGTCCGCCTGGGCTGTAGGATCTCATTAGATAAGCCGCTTAATTTGAATTGTAAACCCATCAATTTTTGTAATCTGTGGGAATCTAATATAAAGAGCAAGGGCGCCATAGCCATTTTGTGGGTTGTTTGATAGGTCACTAGAAAGAAAGAATCTTGGGTTTGAAGTTACCGCTACGTTTGAATGGTGATGAGTTCCATACATAACTACTTCTTGACGTGGTGAGCCATTGAAGTAACCACCCGCGCTTGCCACACCTGTAATACCGCTAAAGTTTGTTTCCCAATAAAGCTGGGATCCCGCGTTATTATCTCCGTAGCCCCATGCAACACGTATGGCATATGCGCCAGATGGAGTGGTGTAAGGGAACCGCCCAATAAGGGTGTCAGTGTTGGCAGCAAATACCGTGTTGTTTGCAATAATTCCCGTCAGAGAGGTTCCGCCAACAAGTGGTCCAACAAATCCTGTAGAAGTGTTAACACCATCAGCGTTGATTCGCATACGTTCTGTGCCACCAACATTAAATGCTGTGTAGCCACCAAATTGGTTATTGTTAATTACAAACGCGCCACCAGCGCGGTACTTAACCATATCAACAGTCGTAACTCCAGAGTTATCTGCGTTATTAGTAATAAATCTAATAATGGTTCCCGCGTCATTGCCTGTGCTTGTGTTATATAAATCAAAGTAACGAAGGGTATTAACCGCGGAGACGTCACCAATACGTAAGTTTCCAGCATTATCTAACCGCATACGCTCTACGTGGCTTGACTCGCCTACTCTAACCGTGTTAAACGCAATAGAGCCTGGGACCGAACCTGTCGCTACCGCAGCATCTACATAGAAAGTAATACGAGAAGAGTTTCTGTAGGCAGTTCCGTCATGCCCACCAACGCTTAAAAGACCAAGACGCATACCAGCGGTAACTGCTTGAGGGGTAGTGATTGTTCCCGCAGCCCCATTCAAACCGATAGCACCTACAGGGTCTGTTCCAAAACGGTTTACGTTTATACCGGCAACACCAAAGCCTGAGTCGCTGGAGTAGGCTTGAGAAACTATTCCACCGGTGTTATCAATTCTAAATCTAAGCTCCCCCGTGTCGCCGTACACTTCGTAAGCGGGTGCGCCAACCGTACTTGAATTAAACAGGTTTGTTCGTAATGCGGTAACTGATGGTTGAGTTATAGCGATAGTTGATCCGCCAGTTGTTGAAACAACAGAAGGCAAATCAGCGATGCTGTGGGTGTGGGGACCTACACCAATAGGTACCCATTGGCTATTAGCAGCATCATAGACATATGCTGGACGAGCTACTCCTGAGATAGTTGCCATTAGAACTCCGCTCCAAACGCAACATAAGCAGATGCGCTGTTATTTGCACGAACTGTTGCAAACTGCCCAGCCGTTAAACCTGATGCAACTGTGTAGTTTGCTGAAATTACTTTTGTGCTTGATCTATCTTGAAGAGTGACGTTTGTAACCGCAAAAGTTCCAGAACCTGTGTCAACAATAAGGTTGCCCCCGTACTCTAAAGCAGTAGGGTATGTTCGTAATTGCGTAGGTAATGTGGTCCAGCCAAGCGCTAATGTTGTAGAGGCTGCATACCCTGAAGGAGCAAACACAGCAAAAGGAGCGCCAGTTTCACAAGTGTAACGGACATAATAGCGCTGGCACAAAGCAAGCTCCGCGCCAAAACTACCGCCAGCTCTAGAAAAGTTAGTGGCTACAGAGCCAATTTCAAGTTGAACTTGCGCAAGATCATAGAAAAGGCCATCGGATACCGCTGTGCTGCCAAGAGTTCCAAATTCAAATACTACTCCTACATTTTGAGCATTTGTAGGTACTACTCCTGTAATGGTGTACTTTGTCCAAACTGTTGGCAAACTTCCGTTTGCTATTGGGGATCCTGTACTGGAATTTGGAAAAGTGCTTGCTGTTGCACCGTCGGTTGTGGAGGTATAGTAAGCAATATACGGATTAAAACTGCCGTAGGCGCTGTTACCACCACCGGCTACGTTAGAAACACTTGTAAAGGTAGCTGATGAAAATCTAATCCAGTAGGACAAAGTAACTCTTTTACCTGCTAACGGTAGAGCGTTAATGCTTTCAATAGTTTGAGCCGCTTTCATACGACTTCCTCCAGCGTTTTCCGCAACACTTTCAGACCCTACACGCAAAGCATAAGGGGAGTTCAAGTCAGAGTTTACGTAGCCTAAAGCAATGCGTTGATGGCGACCGGTTTGGAAAAGGGCCGGTGTCCAACGATCGGCTAGCCATTGACCAGATGTAAGACGTGTTACGGAGGTCCCTCTTTGGAAATGATCGAACCCGCCGTTGATCAAAAAGTTTTTTCCAGCAGCGTTAACGCTTGAAATAAGTCCTGCTACGTCTCTAGCTCTTGTCATTAGAAAAACTCCGCACTTACGCCGACGTACCCACTTGTAGAATTGTTTGTACCGAACCCGTAAATTGAATTTGTAGTAAGACCTGTTGATGTAAGTAACAGCATAGCTGATTGTGGTGTTGTTGAACCCGTGGCACCCGTATCTATTGTTACGTTAGTTACAGCGTTATAGTTTCCTGTTGTCTGTCCGAAAACTCTAAGTGTTGAAAAGTCTACCGAAAAAGGGTTTATTCTCATAGGAACAGGTAAATTTAATGTGGACATAACGATAGTTGAGGACGTAGCAATACCAAAATGGTTAAACAAACCGTAGGTTGTTGTTCCTGGAGTTGCTCTGTAGTAGTACCTTTGGCACTCTCGTAGCTCTCCAGCCAAACTTCCACCAGTTCTTGAGAACGGTGTTGCGGTTGCACCAACTTCAAGCTGCACACCGGTTAGCTCGTAGTAGGCACCAGTCGCACCTGCTTGTGTGGCGGACAACTCAATTTCAAAAAGATCGGCGTTCGCAGCTGCGGTAGCAGCTCCAATATTAAATGTAACACTAAAACGAGTAAATGCGGTAGTGCTCATCGAAGAAGCCGGCACGTTTACATTTCCAAAATCGTATTGAGTTCCGTAACGGCTTACTCGTGTCCCAACAGTAACAAACACGTCAGATGTTAAGGCTGGGCCTTTTCTAAGATAGCCACTAAAAGTAACCGTATCTCCAACATAATCTAAAGCGCCAGGAACTAACGTGATAATAACCCATCGATTTGTTCCAGCACTTCTTTCAGAACGTAGAGCATAACGTGCGCCAATTCCAGAGTTTGCACTTGCAATATCAACTCTGCTCATGTTGCAGGTACCAACAGCGTCATTAACAATAAACCAACGATCAGCTAAATAGCCTTCATTTGCAATTGCGTTAAAAGTAGTATTTCTTTGCCAGTAGTCGAACCCGCCATTGACCACCAGATTTTTACCAGCAGCCTGTTGTCCAGCATTTGACTTCCAAGCAACTCCGCTTGCTGCTGCAGAATCGGCAACTAATACTTGATCGTTACCGCCCACGGGAAGTCTAACCGTGGTGTTGTCCGTAGTGGCTACGTATAAGTCACCTTTTGCATCTACTAAAGATTTAGGAAGATACTTATCATCTGATTGAGCGGTGGTATATACATCAGTTACAGCAAGGTTAGGCGTACAGAACACTTCCATAATATCGCCAGCAACTGTTGCTTCTGCAATAGTAATTGAGTTTCCAGAGGTAGCGGCGTAGTCAACTCCGCGGACTAAAAGTACTCCGTTAAGAAACACCTCTTCATAGTTTGGGGTGTAGATAAGAGAGAAGTTACCTTCATCATTAAGTCCCGTGAATACGGTAGTTCCAGCAGCGGGGGTTTTCTTCCAACGAAGGCGCTGGATAGCTGCTGCAATACCATCGGTATCTACCCAAATAGAGCCGTCGACAAACCCACTTGGCTCTGTAGTACCAGCAAAAGATCTGGTATTAGATTGTGAGTTATCGGCGTTTACCCGGGAGCGAGTCATTGGACTAGTTTACTTTCTTATTCTTCTTCAGTCAGTTCTAGAACAGGGGTAGTTAAAGCCGCCTGCTGTTCATCCCATACAGACTTAGGCATTGATGTGTATTCATCATTTCCGCGGTCGATGATTACGTGCTCAGTAATTGAGTCGTCCATCCCGCGCACTTCAACTATTCTTACGTTATCTGGTAGTGCTGTCATTTTTTCTCCTTTAGATTTCTGCGTTAAAGCCAATATAAGAGTTGGCGACGTTGTTTGGTTGAATTCTAAAAAATTGACCAACTGTTAAACCTGTAGCTTGAGGAGCAATTTCTGTAAATTGACCACTACTTCTAGTCAACAACACGCTTGATATAGAAGCAAAGCCACCGCTGCTACCTCCGTATAAAGAAATTCCAGAATGATCGATTGCAGAAACTTCCCCTCTCATTGGTACTACGTGTTGGATTTGCAATGTTATTTGAGTTGTTAGGTTGGCTAATCCAAATCCGGACATAGGGGTATAGCCACTTGAGCCTGAGTTAAACCTTTGATAATAACGCTGGCACAAAGCAAGTTCGCCGCCTAAACTTCCGCCAGCTCTTGAGAACTGAGTCGCGGTAGCTCCGAGCTCTAACTGCCATCCAGTGTGATAAACAGATATTCCAGAGGCTTGCGCTGTATCTGGGATCAGTGAGACACGAAGACCTACAGCATTTGCTGGAACAGTAAAGGTAGTGGATCTACGCGTCCATGCCGCAACAGTAGTTCCCGCAAATGCGTTATCGGAGTTTGGTAAATTTACCCACGTACCCCCTGTGAAGGTATCGGTATCAGTGGTGTAGTCAACTCGTAAAATTAAAGCTCCCGCGTAAGCACCGACTGTTTTAAAGTAAGCAGACAAGGTTAGTAGCTGGCCACGCAAGGATGCAACTGTATCTCGTTCAATCATTTGATAAACCTGGCCATATGAAGATCCAGCGCTAGTTACCCACTTCATTGAGTATTGAACGTTTGCAAGAGCTGGCACATCGGTATCTCTTGAGTGTGTTGTAGTTCCCGCGGCTATTTGTCGCCAACGATCTGCGGTGAAGTACCCCCCGTTAGATGCTGAAGATGTAGAACGTTGCCAATAATCCATCCCGCCATTGACCAGCAGATTTTTACCCGCAACGTTATAGCCCGCCCAGCTGTTTACTCCATGCCCTGAGGCAGATAGCGGACGCTTTGTTGATACTAAAACGCCATCAAAGTTGTTTGATCCAATAGCAACTATCTCACTATTAGTAGTACCCGCGTTACGAGCAAACGGAGTTGTAACTGTTCCGGCTTCTAGTTGAAATCCCCATAGGTCAATAGTGTTGTTTTGGATACCCATAACACCTGAGCGAGATACATACAGAGGAGCTGCGGAAGTCCACAAGCTAAACTGCAGGCAGTCTGAGCCTGGGTCTGTTCCAATTGTTTTTCCAGCAATAGATGGGAAAAAATAAGTAATAGAGTAACGTTGCCACGTAGTGCTAATTTGTAGACGTTGAGGCGCTGCAAACACTTGAGGAGACGGTGTTCCGCCGGTACCAAATGTTTGTACAATTTCTGGTGTGATGAAGGGTGAACCGCTTGCAGCTCTTGCCCAAAATGAAATTGTTCCGTACTGCCCAGCAAGAGTTCTCGCATCTTCAACAAAGTGGCGAAGAAGAGTTACTGAGTCCGCTGCAGCTTGACCAGTTGTTGCTATGCGTAAAAACTTTGCTGACTCAAACCCGGCAATTGGAGCCGTACCTATAGGAAAGTTTTCAAGTGAGAATGTAACAGTGCCATCTACACCCGGCCCAACAACCCCGCTATTTGTTCTAGTTAGCCATTTGTCAGCTACGTAAACAAGGTTTGTAGTAGTAGATGTTCTACCTGTTTGATTACAGGAAAAATCTCCGTTTAGGAATAAGTTCTTACCCGCTTGATTAATGTTTGCGGGCTTATAAGGCTGAACTAAACTACTTTTAGATAGCTTAATACCATCTACCCAGTACTCTTTTCCTCCAGCCGAACCATCAGCGTAGTTATTAACAGGGTAGCTTGTACGCAAAGCAAATGGGGCAGAGCCAACAAATCGGTATGGTGCTACTCCAGGCAGTTTAGCTGCTGGGTTTGATACGTCACCGCCATTTGGATTTCCCACTTGGTATGACAAAGGAGCGCTGTAAGTAGATTTAGACAGATCAATGTCACCAACAATTAAACCAGTAGAGTCGTATATGCGAATTGTGCAAGGTTCAGTAGAGAACACTGTGTAGTCATAGAGGTCATGGTCAACTAAATACAAATCTCCAAAGTCCCCCTCAGCAATACCTTGCTCGGCATCTCCACCAGCTCCATCTGCAATTTGTTGAACTTGCATTGGGCTATCTGCGGTAAATCTAGAAATGTAAGAGGAGTTAGGGGCAAAAGGACTATTAGCAGTATTAAAAACATCTTCTATGTCAAAACCGGCGTAAGGATTTCCTTTTAAAACTTGGGAAAGGAAGGCTGAGAATATGTATCTATTTGTTCTTGAATACACAACTTTAGATAGTGGTCTTAATGTAATAACGTCAGCGGTCTCAAATGCCACAGTAGAGTTTGGAAAAACCCTAGAACCGTATTTAAAACCAACAATTGGTTGAGATTCTGCTTCAAAGTAGTAAACCCAAGAACCTTCTTGATCATTAACTATGTAGGTGTATACCTCACCGGCTTTTAAAGTTAGGCTACCGACTGTGGACTTTGTTGTTGAAACGTAGTCCGACGCAATTCTGTGAATATACACAAAGGTGTCTTCAAACGGAGAAAACAACTTAACGACGTTTGGGTAATTTCGGTTTGACCAAAAACTTAATGTCTTACTTGCTTTGTTTAACGCTGGTACAGTATCTCCAACGATAACCGCGTTTGATTTAGACGGGTTTAAGTTAAATGGCTTATTTCCCCACAGTACTTCACCCTCAGTTAAACTGATTGTGTAATTAGTATCTTTTTTAGGGATACCTACAATGCGGTCTTGCTGACCTTTTTTCTCAATACGTAAGGTGGTTTCATTAAAGTAAGCGGTAACAACATATGAGCCTGTAGCCATACACACTTTTGGAGCATACCCAGCAGACCCAGAAAGATCTGCCATATTGTAGGCAGAGTAGTTAGAGATAAAGTCTAACTTTTTATCTTTTATGTCGCCCCAAAAGGCACTCGTACCATCAGTCGTTAAGTACTTACCAGCATACGAGTTCTGTGACGGTAGCTCTCTATTAAGAGGCATTGACTACTTCCCCCCTATTAGGCTTGAGCTTCAGTCCAAGAGATACGGCCTAGTACTACCGCTGATGCTGAACCAACATTGGTTACAACAATCGTTAGTGTGTCAGGGCCATCTGGGTAGATGTTTGTGTTGGAGTTAGTTCCGCCTCCACCGAGTACAGAGTTACCAAGGTCGCGTACAACGCCAAGGTCAACAGTAGATGTACCGTTCACCAAGAAACCGCCCGTTACTTCACCACCAGCTACAGTAGTAGTTCCGCCCGCGTAGTCAGCAATTTGTGAAAGTGAGGAGTTTACTCTACCTGCGACGTTACCAACTGCGTTTGTCCACGCTGTAGTAGAGCTAGGAACACCGTTCAAAATAGCTTCTACAAGCACGTTAGAAGATGCAGATGCAAGCGTAACACCCACGTCACGAAGGATCAGCTGCATGCGGTTAATCAACTCACGCTGACCAAATCCTGCAGCAACACCGTTATCAGCAGATGGCGCTACACGGATTGAGAACAGTGCACGGGTCGCACCTACCGCAATAGTTGTTGATGTCTTTTGACCATATGTAAAGAGAAGCGACTTATCATCATCGTAACCACCATCCATAATTACCGATGTACCCCAGTGTGAGATAGATGGCGCAAATGATGGGAAAGCTAATTCAACCGCAACTGGAGCAGTAGCAGAGTATGTAAATGTTTGCGCTGTTCCAAGACCCATAGGGGTTACGACAACAGTTGGGTTTGCACCAGTCACAGCTTGACTTAGAGTAATAGTTGAGCCTGAGATGGCGGCAATTGCTGCACCTTCAGGAACGTTTGTACCATAAACTTTTTGACCAACCTGTAGACCAGAAGTGCTTGCTACAGTTGCAAGGTTTGACCCGGACGCTATAGTTAAAGCTAACGAAGCGTTACCGGCTTGTCCTCTAGTTAATCCAGTAAATGTAGTAGATGTTTTTCCAGTGTAGTTGACGTACTCGTACGTTGAAGCGTTACGCACAACTAAGGTTCCGGTAAACGGGAATTTGCTAGTATCTGCAACAGTTATGCTAGTGTCAGAAGAAGCTAAAGTTCCTACGATATTAGTGACTGGCGGAGTTGTGTTTGTTTCATAACGAGCAGGTAAGTTACCTGAGCGCATATAAGCCTCAGTGTTGATGTTATTATTAAGCACCCGATGTACGTATACGATATTACCCTTAGGTCCGCGCATACCCCAGCGGATGAAACCCGCTCCGTACCAAGTGTAATCGATGTAGAACATCTGCATCTTTGACAAATCAATGGTGTAACCAGAAGGGCCTGTGCCATCCATTTTATCCATATTCCACTCTGACTGTGGGATACGAAGTTCTTGGGTCTTTGAGACAATAACAAAGCTAGCTGTCGCAGCTCTGTACGAAGGGCTAATTGTCATAGAAGTGTCGGAGGCAATATCTGTAACTCTGTAGGACTGACCGCGGATTACAATAAAGTCGCCCACTACTGTTTGTTTAGAGAAATATGTAGGGAACGAGGCGTTGGTTTGCGTAATAGTATTTGAACCGTTAGTAACAGTGATTTTTCCTGAAAGCTGTGTAACAGAGTTGCGACGAACCGCGTACAGCTGTTGCCCGTCGTACTCAAAGAACAAGCCGTTTTGCTGATCAAAAATACCAAGACGTGCTTGGGCTCCGTACCAGCTAACAACAGATAAGCTAAAAATTCCTGAGGCGGGAGATGCTGCCGGAGTACTTAAAGCTGTATAAGTAAATGTGTTGTATCCCGTTACAGATGTTACTGTGAACTGCCCGTTGTAAGCAGTTTCGTTCGCATTAGTAATAAGGATGATTGTGCCTGGCTGAATGTTGTGACGTTCTTTTGTTTGAACTGTGACAGTTGTACCAGAAGCTGTTAATGAGTCAACAGATGTATAGGGACGAAGGATTGTTCCAGAGGACATCTGGATGCCCTTACCTGACTGGTAACGGAAGTAACGTCGAGTCTGACGAATTGCCTGCTCATTGTTTGAATTACCGTTTGATGAGAAAAGAACTCCGCCGTCAAAAGAGCGGTGCAAGAACTGCGCTTGAGGAAGCGGGTAAACCGCGGCGCTAGCAAACGCAAGAGTTCCCGTTGGAGCGTTAATTACATAATAAGAAAATACAGTTGAACTTGTGATAGTCGATACATACCAAGATCCATTAGGTGGGTTAGTTCCTGAGGTTGTAATTCCAGTAACAGCGACCTCATTACCTAAAGATAAACCGTGGGGAACAGATGTTGTAACAGTTACAATATTCCCACTGTAAGTAACGGAAGTAGGGGCTGCTCCAATTTGTGCATTTGCATACAAAGTTCCGTTATAAATAGCGGTTTTGTTTGG